TGGTAGTGAGCTGGTTGCAGTATGAGTCCCACGACTTGAGCGATGCCGGAGGAACTGCGAAGCGGTAGGCCGAACCAGCGGCATACATAGCCAGTACCTTGCGATCAGCGCAAGCCTTGCCACCTGTCGCGTTGCCTGAGGCGTCCGTGCCGGAGCCAAAGACGTTCTGAGAGCAGGAGGCGCAGTTGTCGCACTGCTTGAGGCGGCTATCGGCGTTGGGCTTGATTCCATCGTCGCTGGAGCAGTCCGGGCTCTGTGTTTCCTGTCCAGGCATGAACTTGGTGGCGTACCACGCCTTCTCTTTACCTGGTTTGGCTTTGAGGACAACTGCCTGGAGCTGCGGTACAGGCATCCCGACGATCCCTGCGGCGCGGTTGGCGTCGTTATCAGGGAAGGTAATGGTGACTTCCTCACCGTCCTGCTTCTTCACAAAGCGGCCCTTGTCAGCCACGATGGAAGGAGGCATCGGCTTGGCGGTGCCGGAGAGGGCGTCCTGATTGATCAGGGCGAGGGAGGGGTTGGCGGCGATGAGTGCGGCGAGGTACGACGGTGCTGTTTCTGGAAGCATGGGTAGTGACATGGTAAATCTCCTTTTTGTTGTGCTCCTGCTGTGCAGGATGGTTAATTTGTATTGAGGGCGGATGTTAAGTTTAGGCTCTTTTCTAACGTGTCGGACTACCTCTCGTGAGTCGGCCATTTTCAGACAAAACTTAGAGTACCCATCCCTCAAACTGTTTACTGAGTTACCTGTTTAAGTCATTGTGATGACGCGATCACCACAAACCTCTAAAATTTCTGGTTGTGGGAGTACAAACCCGCGTTCACGGATCATAATTACAAGATCTCCTTGACTGGATATTGCACACTCCATGAAGTCATCAAGTCCACATGTAACCAAAGTGCCGTCTTTGCGGTACAGCATTACTCTGCGGAGCTTGGTGATTGCGTCTTTGTTTGTGTATAGGTAATTGATTACAGTCTTAACAGCTCCTGCATTTAGTCTGTTCATCGCAGTGGCAACATCGTTTGAGGTTTCTGAGATAGTGTCATTTATTTTACCTGCCTCCTTTATGTCTGACCTAACCTTTATTTTTTGCGTAAACACCTTCGTAGAACTTGTAACCTTGCCGTTTAAGTTGCGCCGTGATTTTATTGCGGCGTTCCTGCATGTCAGCTAGCTGCGCGGTTATTTTGTCGTGCAGTTCAGCAGTTTTTGCGTATTGAGCCCAACCCACTTTACTCATTTCGCTTTCCTCACACCTACACACTGGATGGCGACGTAATTCACGCCTGCTGGCGGCGTGTTTGGTCTGCTACCATCTTTGGCCGGCTCACCCATCAACTCAAGGATCGCCTCTTTTCTGACTGCCTTGGTGAGCAGCTCCAGGTGCATGTTGTTGTGGATGATCTGGATAAATTCGGCGACATGCTCTTCGTTTGCTACTCCGGTATCACTGATTCGCTCCGCGATCTTAACAGCAGCATCCTTCAGCATATTCTGATCGACGAACATCTCGAAGTCCTGGCAGGTCACTGATTCTTTTCTCGTTTTGTACACGGTTCCCGCACTCGTTTTGATCCCCTCACCCACGCTGTTCAGCATTTTGAGCAGCCAGCTCTCTATCTTGGTCTGGTTCATGGCGATGGACTCTTTTGCCTTCTCGGTAGCAGCCTTGCCGTCACGACCATTGACAAAAAGATCTGTGAAAAACTCAAATGCCTCAATGCCGGCACGCTCCAGAAGTGCAGCCTCTCTCTTGGCTTGGAATTCCTCAATCGTCCTGAGTTCCTCGGCGTGGTGCTTCTTCATCTCTTTGATTACTTCGCGGTCAGCGAGATATTTCTGAATGATGGTTGGTACAATCGGGTCGCTCATTTCAATCTCTCCTTTTTGAGTAGCGCGGCATACATCATAAAAGCGGCGATCATCCTGCTCGTTAGGATTTAGTTTCGCCCACTCTTCTTTTGTATATTCTGTGCGGTCTGACACACCGTCACCCAAAACCAGGTGGTCATATAGAAAGCTCACGGTTCAACCCTCCTTTAGTAAAGACCTTAACAAATCATAAACCACATGTCAACACTTTTTTGTAAAGCATTTTATTTTTATTTCGTGAAGCATAGAAACAGCCAGATAAACAAACCGATCAGTAAACCCCACACCCAGCACGTTACGAGAAATTCGATCATGGTCAGTACCTCTCAAACAGGTCTTCGAGTTTGTTTTGCTGGGGCGTAGTGAGCTTCATACCTGCATAGACTCTTGCCTTGGTGTCTTCGATAAAGCCCTCGACCCACTCATTGTCGATGCACCCTCTTGCCATCTGGTCGTACAGCTTGTCGATCATCATTTTGTTCCTGGCGTCAACCATCACTTCACCTCCTTGGAAAATAGTTCACAAATCACGTCCTGCATCTTGCGCTTCTCTCTAAGCGCGGCGTAAATCTTACGTTCGGCTGCTGTTGCTGATACGTGAGCGATGTCGATCCTGAGTTTCTGCCCGCCTCCATCAATGCGTGCGCAGGCTTGGCCGTAGGTGTCGCAGTTGTTGTGCGGCCCTGCCCAGATGATCAGCGCGGCGGCGGTCAGCTCCAGCCCGTGAGCCATGCATCCTGGGTGGGCCACCAGTATGTGCGGGTCTTTCTTTTCCTGGAAGTCACGGAATATCTGAGTACGCTTGCCTGCGCTGACGCCGCCATCGACGACCTCGACTGACCATTTCTTTTTCAGCTCTCTGGCAAAGGCGTCCAGCACTCCAGTGAAGGGGAAAAATATTATCGACTTAGAATCTGAATTTTCCTCGACCAGCTCCTCGATGACCTTCAACCTCGGCCCGAAGTCCATCTCTACGATCTCGCCGCCTGCGCCGTAGACCACGCCCATAGCCGCTTGTACGATCTTCTGAATCAGCACCGCAGCATTGACTGCTGTAACGACCGTTCCGTTGATCTCTGTAACCGCCTGCCTCATAAGTTCGTGCAAGTGCTTGCTCTGCTGTGGTGACAGCTCTGCGTGGCGCTCAATAAGCTGCGGCTCCATGTCAGTGACGACATCGCGGGTGAATCTGATTGCTGGCGAGAGGCACTTCTTGACGATCTCTTCGTGACCCCGGCGCGGCACCCACTTAAATGGTCCGAACTGCTGCATAACTGTATTCTTGAAGTGGGTGAAATGTCCGGTGAAGTTCTCCGGCTTGATCAGCTTCATCTGCCCATAGGCATCCGTTGGTGCGTTGGGTGTGGGTGTGCCGGTTAAGCCCCATGCAGTTCTTTCGGGTGATATGATCGACTTCATTGCCTTCCAGCGCTTGGTCTTGACTGAGAAAAATACCCTTAATTCGTCGATCACGATATGGGTTATGTCGGTCCTGGAACGCAACTCCTCTTGCACAATCTCGATGCCGTCGTGGTTGATGATGTAGATGTCGTGCTCCTGCTTGAGTAGTGCCTTCCGCTTCTCCGCCGAGCCGTGCAGAACTGCGTATTTCTTGCGTGGGAAGTTATACCAGATCGACTCGCCCCAGACGATCTCTAAAGTTGAGAGCGGCGCCACGACCAGACACCGTCCCATCTGCCCTGACTTCTGCATGTAGTCGATGGCCCAGAGCGTTGACATGGTTTTTCTGGTTCGTGGGAGCGACAAGCAAAAGGCGCGGGGGTTGAGTGTCAAGAACTCGGCAGTGTCAATCTGCCACCAACCAGGTGTACGTCCGGGGATGATCGGCCAATCGTACTCGCTCCTGATCGGACTAGGAGCCTCGATCCCGATGTTTCTGAGTAGCCTGGCGGCGTCCAGCGTAGCCGGTACGGCGTAGATGTTCTCTCCTGATACCTCGGCCTGCCTCACGTCGGGAAAGTAGTTCCTGAGCGCTTGTGCGTTGGGGGTGGAGAAGCATATCGAATTTTTTACTATTCGAGGGATCATTTATGCTTTCCTATAAATTTCCCTTTACCTGAAAGACGCCTTAAAGCATCTACATTGTCAGCACCCCAAGCTATCAGCATTGACCCACACCCTGCTCCGCTATCACCGGTTACGCCGAGACCATCTACAAATTTCACACGCCCTGACAGAAAGAGTATGGCATCTGCGTTGAAAACATAGTCGTGTGCCCACTTGCAGTCTCTGGCAAATACAAGCGCAACACCATTTCGGTGCTCGTGCATCTTTCTGAGCCATGCTCCAGTGTGTTTTCCGTATGGTGGGTTGCACCACACCTTACCCTCCCACGGGAGGGTAAGGCCATCTTGAGGTAGTGAGTATGTTTTAGTCGCAGGTATCCAAGGTATGCGTGTTGCAGGATGGCAAGGGTCTAGGTCAAACACCAAGCCCAACTCATCAAAAATCCATGCTGGTGTATACCAATCTACTGACTTATTGTTAGCGTCGTCGTGGGTGAATCCTTTTGCGCGCATCTTACACACCCCCTATGCTTCTATATTCAATATTAATGCCTGCGGCGACCGCTTCTGCAATGCCGTGCTCCATACCTTTCGATATACCTAAATCTGTGTAGACTATGCTCGCCTCCGCTACTCTTCTCCACGCTAAACCCGCGGTAGCCCTTGCTTCTGTTGGAGGAAGATGTGTTTGAG